ATGAATTGTTGAGTAGGCGTGTTGTTGGGGAGCGCGGTGATTTGAAGTGTGTTTCTATGGATTCGATTATTGGGGCGTATTGGCGGGCTATGCTCTGAGGTTCTATGATAATAAATAAGCCCCACGGTTTTCCGTGGGGCTTATTGTTTAGTAGAAGATTCGTCGCATGATCCACGCTATCCAGTGTGAGATGATGTGGTGCGAGCGCCGTTCGTGTGTAAGGCGTCGTTCTATTTCGCTATTGTATTCGGACATGTCTTGAGAGTCGGGGCGTTCTTCTACCATGTTTTTCTCCTAGTTTACCAGCGTCCGAGATTCAGACGGCGTTGCAACGCGCGTACCGCGTCGGACGTGGGGCTAATAATACCATCTACTGTAGTGCCTAGTCTTCGCTGTAATGCTGACACGAAACCGGGGCCGATGTTGCGTGGCATGTCGGTGATGCCCATGGCGTGCGACATGGCGGCGACCATGTCACTGCCACCTGAGCCGAACTGGATTGAGGCGATATGCTCGTTGGCTCGGCATCGTATCTGCCCGGAGATCACGCCGTCGGCGGTAGTGCCGAGAATCTGTTGCAATCGGCGCGTAGTGGCGGGACCCCATGAGCCGTCTACCGCGATATTAGTGTTGGCGGGCGCTGGGGGGCCTGAATTGTCTGCCCCAACGTATCGCAGATAACAGTCCCATGGATAATCATAGTAGGGTCCGACGTTGGTTTCACGGCCTGTTTGGTCTCCCGGTCTCCCATTGGCGCTATGGTTTTCGGAATAGCTTGCTTGTGCGAGTTGCCCGCCGCCAAGGTACACGGCTACATGGTGCACGATATTGAGCAGAATGTCACCCGGCTGTGGGTTTCCATTATTGGAGACACGCTGCCATCCGTGTGCTGTCAGGTTGGGGAGCATGTTGCCAGTGTAGCTTGCTGAACCCGTGTCAAAACCGGCTTCGCGCAGTGCGAAGATTACGAGCGAGCTGCAATCAGCATCGCCGCCCTGTCTGATATTCCATCGTTCGGCCTGCGAGTAGCCGAGGTTTGCTGTTTCGCACCAATATCGCATGCGATTAATAAAAGCGTTGATGTCAGGCATGATTATTGTCCTTATCGTTAGAAACCTTGAAAAAGTCGAGTAGTTTACTGCCTTTAATTTCAGGGTTGACTTCTGCCAAATTTTCGATAATTGAACTCACCTCAATGAGCACAATGAATCCGCATACGAGTGGGATAAGCGGCATGTCATACCCGAGGTTAATGTGCTGTGATGCGATCTGCAAAAACGCGGCCAAACCCACTACCATGACGTACGCGAATTTACGCCACAGTCCGTCGCGCATAATACGTGATGAGATGTTTTTCCGTACGATGGCTTTAGCCATTCCTGACACGTAATCGCCAATAATCAATACCCCGGTTGCGATAAGCCACCAGTCTGTTGCGTCGTCCATGATTCCTCCTATTTTCCTAGCATGGAGCCTATGACCATGCTAAAATCTGCTTTAACTTGCGTATCGTCGAAGCGTATTCTGCCACGACGATAATCGTTGGCGAGCCGCTGGGCTACTGGGTCGCCGCGTTTAATATATATCATGGTTTCCGATACGTGTCTATAATCTAACGTATATTCTGTTTGCGTGCCGCGCTTGATTCTACGCGATATTAAGAAACCCTGATAGTCCTCGTCAAGATGGTACCATACGCCGAATTTTCCGTAATCTTCCGTGTCAAGAGTGTACGAATATCCGTCTTCGTCCGAGTCTAACGCCATGATGAGCGTGCTGCTTTCGTCGCGGAATTTATTGTTTATGGCATAGTCTGCATAATCGGAGTCGTATTGTCGTAGGAATTTGCCGAAGCGCGAGCGCTCCACTTTGGCGCTAAACCCGCCATAATCGGCTAGTTGTATGACGATGAACCCGCCGCCATATGCTTTTATTTCCTGCCTATCATGCTGTTGCGCGTCCAGTGATATGTGGAACTTGGCAAAGTACGGATTAGCCTTAATAACTGCATTCGATAGGAAGAATAGTCTCACCTTGTCTTTCCACCGATCGACAGTGTTGTAAAACTCTTCGAGCGCAGTGACTTCGTTGCTTATGAACTGCTGATTGTCGGGGAAGACTTCGTCGAAAATAATATTACGCACGTTTGGGTATGGTATTGACTTTTTGCCACCCGCTTGAGATAGTGCGACAAAATATCCCATGATATGCCACGTTTTGGCATCATCTTTAAGATAATGGCATTCGGCTTGTGCGCCATTTACTCTAAATTCATAATCCGGGAACGCTTCGCCCACGTCGGCAAAAAACGTCCCCTTGCTTTTTTGCTCGACGTCGGTGCGTCTTAAATAAATAAACTGCGCACCGTTTTTAATAAAGTCGCGGATACAGAATTTTTTAGCACCGTATGTTTTACCGAGACCGCGAGCGCCGATAATGAACGTCCATGGCGCATTATATGTGAGCACGTCGTGGTAGTCGTAATAGTCCCCCTCGTCAAGGACGTGAGATGCTAGAGGTGCGGTCATGGTACTAGTATATCACGCTATACATAACGCCGTAGTTCCCACTCGCTCGCCATACCCATTTCGGTGGTGGCTTGAAAATAGTTCGGGCCATTCCCCGGTCCGCCATGCGAGAGCGTTTGGTCTGTGCCGGTGCCCGTCATGCCCTCCACATGGTCATAATTAGGATTATGGCCGGACCATGTGAGTAGCAAAAGGTCGCCAGGTTTGCTTTTAGCTACAGCGCTGGCGGGCGTATCGGTGCCGCTGACGGCGATGCGCGTGCCCAATCCAGCCTGTTCGCCAGTCCACCGTCCGACGTTTATGCCGGTCACGTCCTGATATGCTCGCCACCATAATGCCGAACAGTCCGTATAGCCGGACGCCTCCGGGTCAAGCCGCCCCGGCCCTTGCGAGTAAGCGTATTTGCCGACACGAGCCGCCGCCCATGCGACCACTTTGGCCCCAGCGTCTGAACTGGTATCGCTACCGGTGTCGGTCTGCCCGCCGCTAATAGGCGTGCCCGCCGTACCGCTATTCGTCCACGTCTGTTGCGCTGTCTGATAAAATTGGGAGGTTTTACCATTATCATGGAGCACAAGCACATCACCTACCAATGATATGTACCGTTGTTGCGCGGGCGTCGGCTGAATAGTGCCGTTCTCGCCCGGGTCGCCTCCGGGCGTGGGCGCGTCACCCACCTGCCCGAAATCAGGCGGGGCGCTCTGCCCGTCCCAATTTTTGAGCATATTGTATGCCGTGTCGTACCGGTTGCGATACTGTCCGAGCACGCGATCATTGAGCGCCGTGGAGTGCAGCAAATCAAGACTGGCAGTACCGCTCGTAGAGCCGAGCACCCGAAACGCCGAAACCGGGGATTGGTGATACATGCTCATGAAGAAAATGCGCTCGCGGATATTGCCGGCTGGAAAACCATGCGAGTCGCATACCTGCTGGTAGGCGGTAAAATCATCCTCCCATTGCGCTTGCTGCATGGCATGGTTGGGATCAGTGGCGGCCCATGCGTGCCACGCTGTGGTATCCGCTTGGGTCACATAATAGTAGCTCATATCCTGATTTGCTTCGGCCGCTTGTGCGGCGGCCGTGCTGGCAAAATATTGCGCGTAACCCGCCGAGTCGCTCACCTTACCACGGAGGATGAGCGACTTGGCGCGATTGCCGTACCATTGCATCATGCCGAGCGTGATCGGGTCGCTGGGGTTAATGGCCGTCCAATTATGGTTAGATTCGATGGCCCCGATCACGTACATGGCGTAGAGGGATTGAGCAGACATTATTTAGCATATCCCAAATCAAATAATTTTTTTGTCGTATCTACGGGGATGGTCGGAAAAGCGTTCCACGGTGTATTGATGGCGAAAAATGATTGATTTGATTTTACCTCTATAGTGGAATTTTCCAAAGATTTGCCGTAATTTGGATCAGTCGAATAAAAATAAAGAGGCCTAAGCGTGCCTGATTCATTTCCATATTGCACTGGCATCGGGTCACCTAGCGCAATTGCGATATTTTGCACTAGGGGAATATTGCCGAGATATTCGTGTGTCCTGTAGCTCCATGCGCCGGTATTTAATTTAATGTTGTCGTAAATATTCCCAAGAGGGTTGGTTATGGTAATGTCAAAAAACCCCTCGCCTCCCTTGAGGTAGCCTATAATAATCCCGGTAGAGTTTGTAGCAGTTCCGTTGCCATATAGCGCTACCTTCCCTCGATTCGATATATTCGTCCCCTCGCATACGCATCCTGTGCTCCATGATGTCATACCATTTGGCGAGTAATCCCAGTTTCTTTTGAAACCGGAGGTATCCCGCAATTTGCTAGGGCCGAAAGCCACCAATGGCGAATATTTGCTGTCTTGAAAAGTCCCGTTAGTTATGCTGGCATTTAACCCGAATATCTTTACGGTAGATCCTGCATAAAGTTTTATAGGCACTATTTCGTTAGTTTGTGGCGTAGAATCAGGGCGATAGAAAAACATTCCATTAATTATAATATTTTGGCTGCTAGTATTGAGTGATATTGTACCGTCTTGTGCGACATCCGCTTGAATTGCGCCATAGTCGCACCAGTCGGGGTATACATTATCGAGGCCAAACCCACCGGACCCAGCAAAGGCAATTCTTGGATGGGGTATTCTCCCCTTAGTGTATACATGCACCATATTTGCTCGGTAGAACCCATTTGAATTCACACCAACGCGTGCATCGAAAATATTAATATTTGACAAATCGAAATCAGATACAGTAGCTAAAATTCCATATGGCGTATATCTGTTATCATAGTCTCCGGTGCCAAAACATTCGCCATCTGAAACTAATGCATTCAAGGAAGTACCGTATGTATTAATTTCATCGCCGAGTTTAACATATGCCACGACAGCGTTAGTGGTCGTAAATTTTGTTATTTTGCTATTGTATTGATTTGTCTTACTCCAAATACAATAGTTTGCTTTAAAGTTTGCGTTATATGAACCACCAAAAATTTCGACATTAGTATGATTAGGTAGGTCTGTATGATATCCTCCAATGACAATACATGCATCCATATTGGAATTAGCTATAAAATGCGCTCCTAGTGCTATGAAAGAGAAACCGTTATTGGTGTTGTCCGGCAATAATATTGGATTATTAATTAAATAATTTCCAGCGGGGACGATAATTCCGCCATAAGGTATTGCCTTGATAATCGCTTCGTTAAAATATTCCGAAACGTCAGTATTTCCTGTAGCATCAACTGTTATTTTAGGAAAATATTGACCAAAATCGTCTTCTTCTTTTCTGAAAAATTCTTTTGAAAGATTTGAGTTATTGTCAGAAAAGATTTCAGAAACATCTGAATCAATTGTTGATTTATCCTGTTTCCCTGCCAGTTTGCCATCTACGTCGGTTTTGCTGTACGTAGTAGCCGCGTCGGCTTTAGTGGTAATGCTAGTCGTATTGGTGGCGATATTATTCGCGTTGTCATTCAGGGCGGTGTCGATCTTCGACATGTCTTCGTTATAATCTTGGAGCGCGGAGATTTTGTCGCTACCGTTGTTGCTGTATTGAGTGAGATTGTAGTTCGGTGTTTTATTTGCGCTAGGCATGATAGTTAGTCCTTAGTGTTGTGCGGCTTCGAGCCGCGTTATTTTATCTTCGAGTGCCTTTATTTTCAAATCAATAATTTTCATATCATGATTATAGTCGTCGATAAACGACACTTTATCACCATATGCACCATATTGAGTGAGTCCATAATTAGGCGTGTGCTGCATACTGGGCATGATGTTAGTCCTTAAGCCATAGGATATCGTCACGAGTAATATCACCCGAAACAGTATTGACCTTATCGGTGCTATGCAAATCAAATACGCGGGGGCTGACACTGAGCGCGTCAAATTGTTCGGGAGATAGTTCGAGATTATCAAAATCGGACACGAATAGCCCGTGCGTCCGATCAGCATCGTACATATCGTCAAGCGCGCGCTGAAGCGCTACCTGCTGGCCGTACACTGACCACACCATGATATTATCGCTAGCCGCCGCCTGTTTAATCATGCTGATAAGCTCATCACGGAGGTTAGCCATATCCAGCAGCATCCCCGCTAGCGTATCCTGCATGGTCTGCACATCACCGTCAATAACGCTCATGTCACTGTCAACATCCGACTGTACGGACTGGATATGTGCCACAACCTGATTAACATAGTCGAGCAAGGTGAGTGTGTCGCGGTAGTTAAACGGCTGCGTAGCACCAATCCGCTCAAAAGCCGGTGGCCGTGTCGTAGGCCACAATGTCTCACTAGGTAACATACATGTACCCCTTTCGAGTGCTTAAAATCTTATCCCAGCATACACTGCCGTCCCGCCATATCGGGGCCATGTCATGCGCGACGGTGTGCCCACTATCCGCATAAACAGCGGTGCCAGCTCCTCTATGATCATCATGTCGACGTTAAGCATTGCTGACCTCCATGCGGTGATAAGCTGCGCTCCACTCATGCCCGCATAGCCATGACTATGGACGGTACCATTACCCGAGTCAGACTGGTGGGTGAAATCAGTGGCATTGCTGCCACTGCTCGAACTGGTCGCAGACTGCGAACCAGTGGTATTCGAGTCAGTGTCCGAGTTGGTTTGGTCCGCGTTTGTCGCATACTGCAAAAAGTCCGCAAGACGTGTTTGCGGGAACTCGCTGTGCACCGTGGTGGCGCTTGAATGAGTTTTCGTGGTCGTGTCACTGGTAGTGTCGTTTTTACCAGTCTGCTCTGCGCTGCTCTTGGCAGACGATTCCGAGGTCTGTGTTTGGTTGGAATCGCTGTATAAATCCTGGGTGAGCAGCGGGTCGAATTTGGTCTGCTCGGACACGTACAACTGATTATAGTAGGGCATGATTTCGTTCATTTTGCGTCCCAAATTAAACGCGAACATTTGCGGCGTTTCCACGCCAATTTCCCTAAAAATGTAGTGTTCGATAATCTTACGATTGAGCCTATTGCGGTACGCTTCGTCAAAAATAGGATATTTGTCAAGATGCAATGACGCATCATTATCATATCCGAGCGCTACAAGATGCCCTAATTGCGTGGTATAGTCCGCGTGAAACTCAGGCATAGCAAGGTCGCTGTACGCTCCGCTATTATTCATCGCTATCATCCTTATCCGTGTTTAAAATACCGCCGCTCGTCGTGTCCGACCAATCCACGCCAATGTCATGCAAGGCGGGCCACAACAGTTTAATCGTGTCGCACGCCTGTTGGCGGGCTTTCAAAAAACTCAGTCTAAAAATGTTGGTTTTTTCCGAACCGGCCGCGACCTCCCCGGTTAACAGTCGCTCTTTTTTCTCCGTATTACTGTTTTGGATGCCCATAAAACTCATGCACTCATTCCAAATTTGCGCCTTGTCAGACAGCAATTTGTCCGACAAGTACGGCGTAGTATTAGGAAACGATTGGAATTGCGAACCCAAGCCGTCACCATACACAAGAATAGCGGGAACGCCATCCTGTTTCTGCTTGATCATGTTCTCAAGCGTCAATCGTTGGTTCTCATCCTCGACGGTGACGATAAGAGGAATAGACATGTTGTCCAAATTCACGTCCAGCGCCCTATCGACCATAGCCAAGCGTTGCGCATATAACGTGATAATATCGTTAAATGGTTGCCTGATAAGATTATCCCAAATGGGGACGCACTCTTTAGCCGTCAATGTTTTATAACTGTAATTGTTAGCCACGGGCGTGAATTCTGTCGCATTAAAATACGGGTTAACGCTGCCCTGATACGATGCCGACGTGACCATGAAACGGTGCACGTTTTTACGAATATCCGGGAAGAACAACACCATGCCCTGCTCGAGGAGCATCAGCTCAAGGTATCTTGAGTCAATGCCGTTAGGTAGTCCACGCCACGTGAATCGTGATACGGCCAATGATTTGAGCAGTTTGGCATACATGTCGATACGCGCCGACTGCATGAGTACCGCCCCGTCGCTCATTCCAGCCGTGGGGCGGAATGCCGCCACAGCTTGCTGATAAGCGGGATTAGCTTCGCGTATCGTGCGTTTAGTGTTTGTGCTAGCCATATTAATATCGTACCCCCGTCAGCGGATTATTGTCAGCATAGTCAATAGCGCCAATGTCATCGGGATTATTCCACACGGTCACGCCTTTCTCAAAAATGCCCTTAATAGCTAATTTAAACTCTTCGGGGCATGTGCTTGATCTGATGTACAACTCATGCATTTTCCAAAACGTGAAATGCTCCATAGTCTGCCATGAGGCTGGAGGCTTTAGAAAACGCTGCACATAATACCCGTATCGGAGCCAATACTCGCCAATATCGCGCATAGCGGCTGGCATGATCTGTCGATACCTGCGCCAAATACGCCACCTGTTCGACGCATATAACAGCACATCGCCGCCCATCTGCCCGGCAACATTAGGCGACATCAATGCCGTATCCTGTATTTTAGCATTAACGCCCGCAATGGCGTTAGCGTAGTCGCCGGATGCCACGGCCGTGGCCATGTTGCGGTTCATGTCCGCAAATTGCAATGCCTGTTGATTACTTAAGCCCGTTTGCTGACTCGCGTAACTATTAGATTGCGACGTTTGCGCGCTCGTCGTATCGATAGTGTTACCGAGCTGTGCGGCGCGAGTCTGATTGCCTTGATTGTACGTCGCATTATTAGCGTACGCGCCAATGCCGGCACCCACTGCGGCTCCGATCGCCCCACCGATATTGCCGGTAGCAGCATTGCCGAGCACATTAGCCACACCCCCGCCGATAGTGTTGAGCTGTTGCATACCGTAGTCAAAATTGGCTTGATTCTGCGCGATATCCGTTGAACGTGTCGCGGACTGATTGCTAATGCCCGCCATGGCGCTACGATTACGATTACCGAGGCCCGTCTGTTGTTCTGCATATCCGGCCGATAGCTGTGCCTGCGCGTAGGCATTATTGATGCCCATGGACGTTTTTTGCTGGCTCCAGTCGGCTGTCTGCCTCTGATAGTCAATGCTGTGAGCGTTAGACGCGAGGTAGATTTGCCCGGCATTATTGACCACGGCGAGCGACGGGTAATCGACAACACCCACGGTACTGTTGAGCATTTCGCCCCGCTCCTCACGCATAACATCGCCACCATTATCGCCCCCATGGAGCGACCGCACATAAAATGCGGCCCGTGGCGTTGGTGGACCATAGTAGGCCACTTCATGCAACGTGAGATTATTCTGATAAATATCCTGCGGCCTGATAATAATGCTATTCCCGTTCATAAGCGTGATTTCCACCCACGCATAGGGGAATGTTCTGAACTTTTTCAGATTCCGATACCGGTCCGGTATGATGAAATTATCCCTAAAATCAACGTCCGTGGCGATATCTTTATCGACGTCAATCTGCCCCATTTGAATAGCATACATCTCAATATCAACGTTAGATGCCCCGAACGGTACCGTGCGGGTGAGACCCGGATTACCTGAGAATTGAATATCATTAGGTATCATATATATTTTTTGAATGTTTTGCATAATCCACGGATAGCTAGCGCCCATTTTCATAAACACGAAAAAGTCGGTAACGGTTTTAAAAAGATACATGTTAATGCCGTTGGGAATATTATTAATGGAAACGCCCGACGCTGTAGATATTTTAGGATTATCAACACTACCGGCATCATTGCTCAAATCGACAGTAGACAGCACAACAATTGAGGCCGTAGAATCTTCTAATTTATCCCCGTTTTTGATAAAATAGTTGTATGACTGTGAGGTTATTTGGCTCTCGGAACCCGTGTCTAATCCCTCAGCAATATCAAGATACGCTCGCCCACCATCCTGCTCGGCATTCTCGTTGGCAATACCGATATGGCCGCGCTCAACATAACAATTACCTAGAGTCACGTCGAACTGGAATGATTGCACAACGTCCAGCATAATATTAAACTGTGAAACATACAGATTAACCATAGTAATATTTTGGATAAAATAATACCAATACCGGGGCTGTTCCACCTGCGGGTAATCGTTTTTAACAATAATATAATTATACTGATTCGCTTTATTAAATGGGATATTAAGCTTAACCGGCTGATTAAACCTATGGCCGGACGTATTCGTTACCGTGACGCCGGGAAGTGCATTAAAATAATCGTCTTGCGCTTTATGATCACTAAATTTTACAATATCCCTATAAGACATGTCCCACGGGACAGTACACAGTTTAAATGACGTATTCGGCGGGAAATACGCCCATGATAGTCCGTTATCCTGCTCAGTCATATCCTGCTCCTGTCATAAAAAAATAGGACCCATTACTCGCGTAATGAGTCCTATTATACCACGTAAGATACTATGCGACCGTGGTCTTCGACGCCTTAGCGGTCACAGCAAACAGCGTAGCGGATGCCACAACATCACCAGCAGTAAGTCCGGTCATAGAGCCGTCAACAGCTACAGTAGCCACGGCCGGCTTATCAACTGACCATGTGACCAGTGCTGACACGTCGGCCGTCCGACCATCGGTGAGCGTAGCCGTAGCGACAACGTGACCAACCTCACCCACGTCCAACGTTGCCGGAGCTGCCACCGTGAGGTTCGTCACGAAACCGGACTGTAGTCCGAGAAGTCCGTCACCACTCACGGGCACTGCGAGCCGCTTTGCGATCTTCTTAACCACCTCAGGGGTAGCCGGGTCAATATACGACACCGTGGCTTCGACGGTAATCGTGCTCGCCGTCTCCCCGAGACCCACGCGCAGGACGCCCGTATTGGCGATAGTCGTAAACTGGGTATCAGCGGGCAGCTTAGCACCCGCAGTGCTCGCGTCGTTTTCGACAATCTTATACGACACGCCAACATTATTGAGATTCGAGAAATTCGCGGACGTAGCATTAGCCACGACCTGCACTACGCCGCCACGCTTGACGTCGGTCGGCTGTACAGCCGGATTACCGTACTTTTGGAGCGCGATCTGCAAGGTCGGTGTGTCAATAGTAATATCGCCAAGCGCTTTAATGATTTCCAGCGAACCGTCACCCTCCCAAAACAGTACGGCCGGAGCAAACGGAGACAACGAAATAGCTTCCTTGTGGTGCAGGAAATAATTCGTATTCTGACTGATCGGATTCATGCCGCTCGTGGTGGTCAAGTACTGATAATCCCACACGTAGAAGAACTGCTTCGTAGTGAGCACGGCCTGCGCTTTTTCCAATCCGAACATCTCAGACGGAATATCAAAAATGCGGGCGTTCGCGGCCATATAGTCAACGCCAAACGCTGCGGCCAATGCGTCAACATCCATGGCCGCATGAACCTCGGGCGTGGTGAAAAGAATCAAATCATCCCGAGACACGACAGACGGCATATGCGCGGCATTATACTCAGTCCATGGCTTGATAGGCAGCTTGTAAATCATGGCACGCACGTTCTTCAGCAACTGTCTTGCCGCCGCCTGCGCGTCCGAATCAAGCGACACGGACGGAACGTGCACCTTCCAATAACCACCCATGTTCGCATACTCCGGAAACAGATTGCACATCGACAGAAACTCGTCATTATTATCGGATGTGACGGGCGACTGCATGATCTCCGCGTTCAGCATCGACAGCCCACTATCGGCGTTTTCAAATGCTTTACGGACTTGAGACTCGTTAATGGTAATCGGATACCAGTTTTCACGGTTCACCGTGTGAAAAACGGACTTGATAGGAGCCTTATAGGTGCCATAAATATCGTCACCCAAATATTCGTTATTAGGGTCATAAACGTGAGCGTTCACCATGCCGACGGCGATTTCTTCCTGAGTTGACCCGTACTGCATGGCGGCGCGCTTAAACTCTGCCAACGGGTTCAGCCACCGCAGTTTATTAATACTACGGTTGCCGATCTCATTCACGAGCGCGTCGTAAAATTCGTTGCGCACGCTCTCATAGCGCATGAGCGTTTGCAACGTATCATGCATGGTCGCCTTGGTTGCGGCGGGGATACGCCGCTGAAACTCGGGCGACGCTTCGTCACGAATAAGATTGATAATATCAGCGTTGGTGCCCTGTACCAGCGGCCGCACCTGTTCGCCATTCTGACTCTTAGCCATCATGTCTCCTATAATTGTGGGTAATTATCCTCTATCAGTGTATCACTCGTCATCGTCGCGGAATAAATCATCATACGAATGCGGCCTATCGTCTGCGGGTTCTTCCGGTTCCGCAACCTCACCGTTACCGATGCCCATGGCGTCGAGCATGGCTTTGACCTGCGCTACTTCGTCGCGTAGCGCTTGAATCTGCGCCCCGTAATCCTCACCGGCATCAGCGGGCGTATTGTCGCCACTGTCCGGCTCCGGGTTAATATCGTCGTTCGGCGTGTCGACATGGTCCTGCGGCTTATCGTCGGTCGGCTCGGTAGTGGTATCTGTGGTATCGGCCATAATTGCTCCTTATACAGTAGTGGACGTCGGGTGCAATCGCGCTCCCGACGTCCGTGTGGCATGAGAGCCGTTACATCTCGCGTAGCACAGTGGTTATCAGCCCTCAGCCGCGCGGCGAACTCAATCGCTGATGCACGCGACTCTTACATACAGTCACGAGTGTTAGCTCTGTACCGCTCTCAGTGTAGCACAATTTGCTGACCATAATCGTCGGTAAACGTGCCGCCATGCCGGAACTGCTCCCATGGTATTGGTGCGGAGCGCGATACGCCCGCACACACAAGATTAATACGACCATCCTCTGTTTCTCCCTGATAGCATCCAGTATTGAGGATTACCAATCGTTTATATCGTGCTTTAATTTTCCATCGTCCCAACCGCGTGGGGCTAATATCGATGCCATGCACCTCATCACCCACGAGCGCAAACCCGTCCGTATTAATGGAGACCACGCGACTATTGGCGCGACATGCCGCGATTAATGTTTGCCGCGCGTACGCATTAACAAACATGGCGATAGGAAGATAATGGCGCGAATTTTTAGGCGTTTCATGCTTGATAGACCATAATAGCTCGCCCGATTCGCTATCCCATTGCGGCTCTAACAGACTGTCGCGCGGCACGGTCCCGAATTTTCCCACAAGAGAATTGAGCATCAATTTAGCAATATTGCGCCTAGCCCCCGAGCTTGTTGACTTGAGCGCATACCAGTGGTCAACGTAATCGGTAAACATGTCGCGTTGCGCTTTGAATTTCCAGCCATGCTCATATCGGTACACGCTCACATCATAATTATCATAGAGCAATTGCTGATCGATGTCGGTCAGCGCCATGGTGATATAGCCGCGCGTCGACGTGACGCTACTCGCCCTATCGCCTGAGAGCATATCCATGACGCCTAAAAATGCGTAGCCGTCACGTTTCACGTCGGCCCGAAACGTCATGACATCGATATGGCGCGGCATATCTTCATCATTGACATATGCGCCGTCATATGGCTCAGGTTTCCCGTAGGGGAGCGTCCTGTTGCGCAGTTGCGTCGGGTACATGCTGTTGCAATCGTAGTCGACCACGTTTTCATATGTTCCCGGCTTACACGCAATATAGCCGCCAAGATATCCGGTGCGCATATCGTTTTCCCACTCGGCTGGAATGGCGGGAAAATTGCGCATAAATTGCGCACCATTTTTCGCATACTCGGCCATGGCAGCACCGCCGATAGTCATGCCGGATATATTCAGGTCGACGCACGATCGAAGCGCGCGAACCCCGGCCGCAATCGGCGTATCCCCACCATAGGACTGCTGGAGCTTGAGCGCCGACGTGGTGCGTAGGAGGTTGCTTAACAAAAACATGCGCGTCGGCACGCCCTCGCTATTGCGATAGGTGGCGTGATACAAAATACGATTCGTGCCGCACAGTACACTATATGCGTTTTTACGCCCATTGCTCAGCATGATGCCGTGAGACATCATGGATGTAATCCACGATAATATGGTATCTTCGCTCGTACAATAGATAATGTTAGGTTGTGTGGCTGACATCATCATGCGTGTTATTTTTCGCAAATCAAATGGTTCAGTTTTCCCGGTAATATCCGCTATAATATCCCCGTCAATGATATAATAGTGTTCCAATTTAATGCCTTTTTGCCATTTCGAAGAAGTCTAATATTTGCTTTTTGGCCTTAGCTTTTTGGTTTTCACTCTCAGAAACGAATTTGAATTTATTGTTTTTCGCATATTTACGCACCGTCTCCCACGACTCATGTTCGGGAGAATTCCCGATAAAATTACGAATAGTTTTACCGAACGACGTATTATTCATAAGCCATCGTACTTGCTTATTAGTGAGCCGCGAAAATTGGTGCGCCACGTCTTTTCCTAACGCGCCTTTTAGCTGAGCTTGTCGCAAAAAACGCAAGTACTGTAATTGCGTTTTCTTCTGCTTGACGCGCTTCTTACTTCTATCCCTTTTAGCTTTCTTATACGACTTATCGAGTTCGTCACGCTGTCGCTCACTCGGAGACTTCACACGCTTAGCGGCGTCCTTAAGCTCTTTTTTGAGCGTCCCTGCGGGCATTCCCTTGACAAAATCGGGATTATTAAGCACGTTAACCGTGTTGAGCATGTCGCGTAATTCTCGGCTACCACTCAGAGCGTGGCTCATAACATTCGGGTTCGGCGCGTCAAGTCCATGCCGTTCCCGCCATTGCTGTTGCTCTACCGTCCGGCTCTGCCGCAACGCATTATACTCCCTCGCGCGCCCCAATTTTTCTCGCGCCGCAACTCGACGCCGCTGCTGCTGTCGCAACGTTTTCTGCCGTTTAACGGGCACGCTAGCGATTTCAGCATCCGAGATCAGCGGCCGCGATGCCATATCTTGGTCAAGTTTCATCACATGCACGATCGGCACATTATAATAATCCTCTTGCACCGCTTTCACTATCTGCGCTTTTCGCGCTTCCTGTTTCGCCCCATACAGTTGAGCCGCCTGTCGTAGTTGCGGCACGGTAAGTTTGTCAAGTTTGTTCATGTCAACTTGGCTTAATGTGGTAATGGTGCGTTGCGCTTCGCTCCTGCGCGCCTGTGCGCTTAATGTTGCTACATGCTGTTTTCGTGCTCTGCGCACGGCCCGTGACGCCATATAATCCCCCGCCTGTCTACATGGATAAGACAATGGGGCCGCATCGCACTGACGAGTATACGACGCGACCCCACTGGGTTAGGTGATGGCCGGCAAGGAATGCCAACCATCACCCATTATAGCACACTAATCGAGGACAAGCGTTTTCAGCGTGTTCTTTGATGCCAACGTGGTCGCCTTGACATGCACTGTCAGTGGTTCCGGCCAATTCGCGCCGAACGCTGCCACAAGATTGTACGCCGACCGGGCAATACCGGCCGACTGCGAGTAATACCCCGAACCGTCAGCACCCATCAACGTCGTTCCAATGCACGGCACTTCCTCATTAGTGTTACGATCAATACGGACGCTGCGGGTCTGCACCACGCCAGTAATCTTAATGGGCTTATCTTTCATATCATCCAAAGACTGCGCGTTATTGACAGCGTTAAACACAGCCTTGCGCTCCTCAAATGTCTTCGGATTCAGCGTGTTCACCAACTGGGACACAAGACGGCTCTCGGTTTCCTCAAGTTCACCAGTAGTCGCATTCACGGTAACAATTTCGTTAGCCATAATATTCACCTATACCTATCTATTTGTTTGTTTATTATTCTTCTACTTCAGACGATGCTTCAGACACACGCTTAGGCGTGTATTCCTCATCATCGCCAAACTTTGCCATGCCATAAAAATCATGTTCGGGCATTTCAGCACGCTGCTTATGCCACGAAAAATCGCGGGGAAGAAAATCAGGCCATTCGCGGCGGGCCTTACGCTTCAAATACTCCACGTCCTCATGTTTTCCATCGATAACATGCTCCTGTTCGAGCATATCACCGGCCGGAGTCATTTCAACGCCCTTAACCACCACATAGTAGTGAGTACGGACTACCGTACCGCCCTTAATTTTTTCTGCCATAATAATCACCTATCCTTAAATTGTTCATCAGCGTTCAAGCTGAACACCCAAGAATCAGCATACTGAGTAGTATCAAGTTTGTCAAAACTCAAGAAACATCTTGAAACCATATAATCTAATTCAGGGTGATCAGGAAACAAACGTTGCACGTCAAAAGCATCACCCTGAACAAGATGGACTAACGCCATCCATCCTATCATAAACGGCCGGTATATGATACCGGTAATTTCTTCGACATCCAACGCACTATTCAGCACTTCGAGCCGCGCAGGATGCTCCGACAAACTAGCGCAAATATGAGCCATTTCCACCACGCTATCACGAATAGCAATCTGAGAGCCATCATGCGAATACAGTTCGTCCAACATCATACAGCCACGGCAAAACAGTTCCCAAGGCATCCCTTTACGGATATTGCGCACATGCAAACGCCTCATATTACCCCCAAACAACATGGCAATACGCTTAGCGCCATTCACTGGATCATCATCAAAAACACGACGGTCACGCACCGGTATATACAATTGCTCATTATAGCGTTTCACGCTCTTACGACGATTATGCCACGGTTGCGACACAATACACCACCTATCCTAAAAGTCAGGGATATCATACACGGTTTTCCGTGGGGCTTATTTATTATCATAGAACCTCAGAGCATAGCCCGCCAATACGCCCCAATAATCGAATCCATAGAAACACACTTCAAATCACCGCGCTCCCCAACAACACGCCTACTCAACAATTCAT